CGCTAAATCTTGTTGCACTGTGAGCTGTTAAAAACTTTGTCAAAGAGTTGATTAGCGGATTAAAGTCTGTTACCTGAGCGTCATTTGGCTTGTCAATTGACTTAACTCTTGTAGTATGAAGACCCCAGTAAAGCGATGTCTTTACATTTTCTTGAGAAGTCTTTTGACCACCTGAAACTGCTTGACCTAGATATGTTTGAAAATAGTCTCCGCTATTATTGAGCATACTACCTTTTGTTACCTTTGATCTAAAAGGAAGTGGAGGCAAAACAGAAAAGCCTATTTTGTTTAGTCCTTGTGTACCGTCAATAGCATTAGTGTTGTCATCCTTTCCAATCAAGAAAGATTCACCAGTAACTGCTCTACCATCATTACCGTCATCAGTCGTACGTAGTGCAGGAATTCCTCTAAAGCCAAAAGGAAGTGCCTCATCAGGAACTTCACCTCGTAAAACGTCTTTTGACATAACAACACGAATTCTTGTTGACTTGTTCTGGAACGTTCCTTCTCTAACTAGTCTCTTTTCGTCTTCAGAGTCTACGTCTAAAGATAACATTACTTTTTGATCACCGATAAGTCGACCAATATAGTTCTTTGCATTTGGATCTAGAGAGCATCTATTGTAAGACTCTAAAATAACAGGTGCTTCGTCAGTGTCATCAACTTTTCTTAATTGTACTGAAAATGTGCCGTACTTGTAATTTTTCTCTGTTGAAGCTTTTAAGTTTGCAATTGAAATTTTATAACCATTTGAACCTGTTGCATATGTACCATCATCTAAAGATTCAAAGTGGAAAAGATCGTACTCTTTGTCACCAAAAGGCTGTGAAATAAATGATGTTGTCTTTGGCGCTTCAAACCTAGAAACAAAGTCACCGTATAAATCAATATATCCACCGTCATCTTTTCCTCTAACTACAGCAACAGCTTTACCTTCTGTTGAAGCTAATTCGTCTTCTACAGGAAAATCTGCGTACAAAAAGTGCTTTTTATCTGAAAAGCTGTAAGGATCTGTATTTAAAACGTTTGCAATATAACTGCTATTTGTAGGATCTAGTGATACTTGTTTAACTTGTCTTTCTGTGCCATCATGCTTGATAATTACTAAATCAAAAAGCTTGTTAGTAGCTGTAGCTAAATCGTCATCTGCTTCATCTGTTTGCGTTGTGTTTGTTATTCTAAGCGTATAATCCTTGTGCATAAAGATCATTGCGCGAACTAATTGAATCTCATCATCGTTTGATGCTAGTGTGCCACCGTCTTTATCTTCAGCAGGATTGTCAGAACCGTTTGTTGTAATAGAGTCATTGTCATTAAAGATACCGTATGTTACGTGTTCTGCATCACTGACTTTGTGTGATGCTACAATAAATTGAACTGCACCTTTTGCTCTGCTTTCTTCTCCTCCTGCTGTAAATGCTGTGCCATCTACCTTAAATCCTGCATAGTTGTGGGAGCCGTTTGATGCTGATTCTCCAGTTCCTAAAATTCTGCAAAATGTTGCAGCCTTACCACCATTAGAGAAGAACTCGGAAATAGCATGTGCAGCAGACGTGTCTTGATCTGGCATACCAAATTCTCTAATAAATTCATCAACGCTTGTAACAGTTTTAGGTACGAATGCTTGTCCTTTTTGAGCAGGACCAATTACACCAACAGGCGTAGCTGTGTTTCGAGTCAAAGGTTTACTAATAACCTCTATCTCTCTCTCGAAAAATCCTGGAGACTTAAATGTCTGTTCTGCCATAGTATTGTTCTCCTAATATTTTTTTATTATCTAACTTTAAATATTTAGTCGTTTCTTAATTATTCGTCATTTGATGAAATATTAAATAAAACTTCACCTAATCTAGCATCATATACAGTCTCGCCTTTTCCTTTAGAGGCTTTTGCCATTACAGGCACAAGTCTTCCTGATGCGTCACGAACATATGTTTTTCTTGTTTTTGTACTAGCAGAATCTTTTTCACCTACATTGTCAGATTTATATTTATCAATGTTTAAGTCAACAGCAAAACCAGCAGATGCATCGATTTCTTGAAGCTCAGCAGCATTTTTCTTGCCGCTTAATCCTATTCTATTTGAAGGAGCAAAAGTATCTTCTGTAGCTAAGTCTGTAAACATATGAGCATCTGGATTTGGATCTTGAACTCCGCCTTCTGTAGGGTCTAAGTTGACATATTCTTCAACAACATCAAATGATATTTCTGGGGCGCTCATAAAAGATCTGAGTGCTGTTTTTCCGCCAAGAATATTTGGCGCAATAATGTAACCAGTTGTGTTAATTGTCATATTATATTTAATATACCTTTCAGCATCTGTAAAGTCACTGTAGTTTGTATCTTGTGTTATACTTCCGTCTACAAATGCTGAAAATGTGTATCCTTTGTCGCTCTCAATTCTAAATTGCTGGCCTGGGTTAAGTGTATACGCACTCATTATTGTCTCGAGCATTTTATTCATTTGCTGTGTATATGATGACCAAATAGATATTTCATAATTTGCACCAAAATATTTGACTGGCGGCATTTCTATTGTCTCTATTATATTTTTTTCTATTCTCGGTTTAAGAGATAAGTCTGGATCTAGACTTAAGTTTTCACCTTTGACATTTTTTAAGTTTTCAACGTTTTTTTGTTGTCTATAAGCTAAGTCTTTTTGCGATATTCTTTTTTTGATAACATTAGGAAACATCTGGTTGTTTGCAATTCCTTTTGCAGGAACATTGTCTATAGAAGATCTAGTAATAGATATTAATGGAAGAATTAATGCACCATTTCTATCAGTAATAGGTTGCTTTCTTCTTAGAAGCGCAAAACGCTCACCAGTAGCAAATATTACTGGCACTTTTTTTAATTCTCCATGCAAATCATAATAAAGAGGTATTTGCTTGTCAAAAAGATTAAAAACAGCAAAGTCTACATCTTCAACGCCACACGAAGGTATAATATAGTCTGTATTACTATCACCTTCATATCCAGTCGGAGCATATCTTTTTTCGCTATTTATATCGTATTTTGTTGACATTAATCTTCATCTCCATAAAAAGAAGAGCCTACACCGTTAACACTCCTTGTCGATCCATCCGGTGCGACTTTTCTAGGACCTGAAATTGGTTTGTCTATTATTCCATCATCTTGAAGTCTTCTAACATCATGATCAGGTATTCCTCTTTGCTGCTCAAATGTTGTTTGTACTGCATCTTCGTCACTATAAATTTCATCAATTGGTCCATGTGGTCTGAGCGCAATCTGGTTCATGCGTGTTTGCTTACCATTTACTTTCATTGAAACAACTCTCTCAATTTGTCCATATACAAGCTTATCGTAAATTATAGATGTTGCTTCGAAAAAGTACGAGCCATAAGAAAAGTAGTCGCCTTCTTTGAAAGTAATACCTCTATCTAGTAAGTCTCTATAATGAAGATAAATCGTTAGTGTTTTAATTGTCTCTGTACCAAAATTAGTTGTCTTAACTTCTGATGGTTGCCATTCAATTGCTGCTTCAATTTCAACAGGCGGATTAAATATTTTTTGTGGCGACTCTTCATAAATTTCGTGCACATTAGAAAGATCTTCTCTAATAGTATAATAATAGATCTTTTGTCCTGCAACGTCTTTAATAAGCTCTTTTGTTATATCAGCAAAAAAGTCAACTTCACGTTGACCTACAAATAGTCTAGCCATAATATTATCCTATAATGATTGCTTTACCGTTAGGTATAGGTATTCTTTTTAAGACTTGACTCATTTGCTCAGATTGAGCTGCGTCCGCCTCTAAAAGCTTTTGATATGTTAATTTATCTAGTGTCTCTGATAATGATGAACTTAAGTTTGATTTATCTTCTCTACCTTGACTTATCAATTCTGAACCATTCATTTGTAAGTCGCTACCCGGAATAGGAACAGATGAAAACTTTGATCTAATAAGTCCTAGCGTTTCTTTACACAAAGCAAGTGTATATTGTTTTATCCACTGTCGACACATAGAGTTTATTGAACTATATTTTACATTGGCAAAAGGCACGTTAGATATGTTTGATACACCTGTAATTGTGTCGTCGTCATAAGGCAAATTAGTTTTATAAGGATCAGGTGGAAAGCTAAATTTTATAAATAAGTTCATCGGATTATCTTGCGTTGGTCTAGGAAATATTCTTATATTTTTACCTTGAATTCGATAAGAAAAATTGCTGCGCCTTACTCTGTTAGATATATCTAGTTGCCCTGCTCTTAACAAGTCCTCAAAAACTGGTAGTACATAAAAAACAGTTTCAGGAGTAAATGACTCAAAAGCAAACTGATTGTTTAAGTAGTTGATTGCAGATGTTGTATCAAAAAATCTATATGCAGCTTGTGGAGAAAAGTGATATACTTCTTGTATTTTAAGTTTTGTTTTGGATATATTAGCAGGCATCATGTCAGCAAACCTAGGATTAAATACACTTAGATGATCATCATTGCCATTGAAGTCTTCTAACTTAAGCATCTCACCATTTTTCCCAGGAATTATCATATCACTATAAATGTCGTAATCTTGATCTTTGGATGTTAAAGGTATATACCCACGTATAAAATCTGTTGAACCACCTACTCCAGCGTCTTGTGCGTAAGGCTCAGCACGCCTGACAAGGTATTCTAATGTCTCTCTAGGGAATTGTTGTTCTTTTCCATGTGGTCCTAATCTTTTTTCTACGTTTGCAAAAGCTGTCTGCCTATTGCCTTCATTGTCTAAAGATTCTACGATTTCATTGTCATCATTGTATTTTCCTTGAAAGTTTGAGTTTTGAAATCGCGGATCAAAAGTATCCTGAATTAAAAGTGGACTAGTGTTTTTTGCTGCTTCATCACCAAAATAATAGTGTCCTTTATCATTTTTTTTAAATGTCTCAGTAGGTCCTATTTGCAAACCTAGAAGGTTTGACATATAAGACTCAGCTTGGTGTGCATTGACATTTTTTGAAAACTCTAATGTTGCCTCTTCAAAATTTGTCCATATTTGTTTATTTGTCAGCTCGACTGACATTATGTCATCACCTAGTCTTCTTTTGACATACAGAATAATGCTGTCTGCATCTTCCTGAAAATGTAGATCATCATCAAAAGTTCCAAACGGTGTAGGTTTATCGTTTGATGCAACTAAACTAGCAAATGAAGCCATAACAACTCCTATAATCTTATGTTATACATATCTAATTATAAAAGTCTTTATAAAACAACAAAGTTATCCATTTGCAAATACAAAAAAACCTCTATTTAAAGTATAGAGGTTTAACTAATGTAATATTTTTTATGTTTGAAATATTTTATTTTACAGAGAATTTTGATTCTTCTGCCGAAGCGTATCCGCCGTCAATAAACCGAACAAGTACTTTGTCTTTTACTCTTTCAACAAATATACATTCTTTACCTTCGAGAAACAGTACTTCCTTAGCTTCAAACTTAGGTGCTTTTTTAGCAGGTGCTTTTTTAGCAGGCACTTTTTCTTTTTCTGCTTTTAACTCTTTCTTGACAGGTGCTTTTTTAGCAGGTGCTTTTTCTTTTTCTGCTTTTTCTTTAGGATCTGTCATTTTAAAACCTTTCTATATTATACAATTAAGCTAATGTCTGTGATGTTGCAGACCATGCTGTTCCATTCCATAAAAATAATGTAGCACTGCCTGTTGGTAGTGTAGGATGTGCATTACCTGCTAGTGCATGAGCAAGATGTCCATGCTCAAATTCAATTGAATGTGCGCCTTTGTTAACGAGTAATAATAATTGACCATCTGTATGTCCTGCTTTTAAAGTAACATGATTGCCGGCTCCTTGTAGCAAGTCTCCGTCAGATGTTATTTTTGTTACAAAGCTTAAAGATGTGTCGATTTCACCTCCGGCTTCAATTGTTTGCGTTGCTTGCGAAGAAGCTGAAAGTCCTACGCCTTGTTGTTCAAACAATCCTTTTACTGCGTCTATTGTGACTAATGGCATTATATTACTCCTTTACGCTAACGACTGTGACGTCGGACGCCAAAGACTAGAAGCATCATCCCAAACACAAAGAACAGACTCACCAGCATCTGGGCCGATTGCTCCTGCGCTCCAGAAAGAAACGGCTCCATTTGCGTTAAATGTAATTTTTTCTCCGCCTACATTGGCTAGTAAAAGCAACTGGCCATCAACTGTTCCTTCTTCTAATATTGTCCCTGTTCTCGCTTCACCGCCTGCATCAACTTTTACATAAAATCCAGATGTGTCAATTGTTTGTGCATTTCCACTTAATTCTTGAGCTGATTCGCTTTTAGGCACTGCAACTAATCCAGATCCAGACTTTTGTACAAGACCTTTTGAATTTGAAATTTCTACTAATGGCATAACTTCCTCCTTTTAGGATAAACTTGTCCGCATGATTCCGATGCACTGGCGGGGTCAGCTGTTATGTTTGCACCGGGCCTATGTGTATATATTACTAAAAAGGTGCATTTTAAAAAACACACCTAAAATAAATATTGTACAGTATTTACGTTAACTAATAGCTAATATTTTACTCAGAGCCTTCTGGTAGGTCAGATCCATCATCCTCTGGCATGCTTACAGCAGCCTCGGCATCATCTCCACTTCCAACCTCTGCAGCCTCAGCTGCTTGTCTTTCCTGCTCCTCACGTGGGACTAGACGATCGATAGCGTCTTGCAATGTATGTGCATCTTGCAAAGAAAAAGCGCCTCGACGTTGTGCTACTTGTACCGCAGATAGTAAAATATTAACAGATTGTACTTGCTCAGGTGATAATTGCATAAAATTCGTGTCCTTTCAATTTTTATATAACCAATTAATGCCTCTATATAATAGACACGAATATTCTATTGTACACCCTTTTGTTAAAAAAAGTTAAATTATCTTCTTGCTCTTCTAGCACGTCTTCTGCGAGACTCTGCAAGTCTTTGACGACGTTGATGTGCTTCGTACTCTTCTCTAATAATTCTGTTAAGAAGTGCCGGAGTTACTTGAACTGGCCTCTCAGCTGTTCCTTCTTGCAATCGCTCACGTTGTACGTTACGCATTTCTTGAATAATCATTCTTCTTAATTCTTTTTGTGTAATTCTCATTGTTTTCTCCTAATCAAAGATATAAAAATAAATATGAAGCTAATAAAGTTATTTTTTATGCTGAATTCTTTTTGTTTTTATTTTCATCTAACAACAAAGAAAGTTGTGTATCAATTCTTGTAAGTTTAAGATCCATTTTCATAAGTGTTTCTTGAACTTTAACAATAGCTTCATCTTGTACTCTTAACTTATCTTCAAGATTTTCTACTTTATTTTGTAGTACTGATATTGTGTTAGATGTTTGTTTTTGGTCTTTGTGCCATGTCCAGAAAAAACCAAATAATCCTAGTATGCTACTTAAAGAAAGCACTAAATTAGTTTCCATTATGTACTCCATATTAATCTACGTTAGTTAATAATATTAATTATGAAGTAACAATTATTATTTAACTGCTTGATAAACAGAGAGTGTTCCTAAGCCTAATATAACAACACCTGCTGCTGTTTTAATCCAAAAGTTTTCGCTTTTTAAAGACTCAATATTTTGATCTTTTAATTTAAGACTTAATTTTTGATCGTCAATTTTTTGAATTAGTTCTTTATTTAAATCTTGACAGAAAAGATCTTTTTCTTTTAGATTTTTGTCACAAATTTCTCTTTCTTTACTCTTAACACGATCAATTTCTTTATCTAAAGAATCAAGCATCCGCTTAATGTCAATCCAGTCAGACTTTTCTATAAAATATCCTGCTTTTGGCGCAGGAACTAAATATTTTAAGATCCAGACTTTTAACTTTAAGTCTCCTACTGATGCGTCAACAGGGATTGGGTCCCAAGTTGTTGAAGCTTCTATTTCATCGTCGATAAAGTCTTCTTCATATCTTAAAGGCTGACTCCAAGAAAAAGTGCTGCTCATTAAGATGCTAATTGTTAGAAGTATAGAAATTGACTTTTTAATTATTTCCATAATCCTCTCCTTTTGCACTGCGGCATGATAGCTTTTGCTTCGTGACAAGTAACAACATCTGCAGTTACTTTGTGATCATTTATTGCACTCCTAATTCTCTTCTTACATTCAACTTCATCTTTGTCCATTTGCTCTCTAATTTTAGTTATAGTGTCTGCTTGACATTTTTCTATTTCAGCAAACAATTTTTTATTTGTTTTTATTTCGCCTTCACAGACTTTAGACTTAGGAGGACATGAAACTGATGCACGACCTGCAAAATAAATCCCAACCATAAATAACATACATATTGCAACTGTTGCTTGGGTTCTATATCTAACTAATAATTCAACGTATTTATCTGGCATGTTATACTCTCTTTACTTTAAAGTTTATCTTTTTTTACTATATCATAAAGATTATTTTTGTATTCGCTAAATTTTTTATGATATAGTAAACTAATTTTTTCTTTATGCGTTATTGTCTCTTCTATAATCACTTCTTTTAAATAAACTTTTCTTCTATTAACATTATCTGAGTTTAAAAGAAGTGTCAACAAAAAGATGCTAAGTAACAAATTTAATTTTTGCATATACATTTACGATTGTCCTTTTTTTCTAAAATAATATATTTGAGTATATACTTATTCAGTCAAAACAAAACATAAGGAGTTTAATATGTTTAAAAATATTATTTTAACGCTAATGATTCTAGTTTCATCTTTTTTCGTAGGGTGTGACAAGGACGAAGATCCAGTTGAGGATGAGCCGGTTGCAGGTGCTATGAGCGGGGGAATGGAAGAAGGTGGTGTTGAGGCAGGTCAAGAAGGTGGTAGCGAGCCAGTTGAAGGTGGTGTTGAGGCAGGTCAAGAAGGTGGTTCAGACGAGCCAGATATGGGAGGCAGTGAAGAGCCAGTTGAAGGTGGAGCTGAGATGCCTGTTGATGGAGGTAGCGAGCCATTTGAAGGTGGCTCAGATGAGCCAGATATGGGTCCAGTTGAAGGTGGTGTTGAGGAATCAACTGAAGAAGCTGAAGAAGCGGGTGATGATTCTTCAGAAGGCTAATTTGCTTTCATATGTATATTTATAACTATAATTACACATAAATTAGGTATACATATGAAAGATAGATATTCAAATCTTGTAACAGTATTAACTTCTGATACTGTGCAACACAAGTCTTGGAGATTAGACGAAAGCAATAATTATGTCTTGCTAGAAAAGTCTTTCTCTAAGTATTTTTCTTTTAATGAAGTTGCAATTTCAGACATACATGATTTGCATGCTCTTTTGCTTAAAAATCAATATAAACGTAACAATTGTTTTATAAGAGGAAAAATAACAGAAAGCGCTTATGAAGAGCAATTAGCTGGTTATAAAATACGAAGATTAATTAATGAAAAAGTTGAAGATAATATTGTTTATAAAAAAACAATTGTCGACAGTCCTAAAAACTGGATTATGCTAGATATTGATAATTTTCCTAAGCCTAAAAATATTAATCTTCACTTAGATACCGGAAGAGAAAGAGCTGTTGAATGCTTTATCAATACTTTACATGAATCTCTACAAAATGTTTCTTACGTCTGTCAGTTTTCAAATGGTATGTTTTTAGATAGCAAAAAGATAAAAGCACACCTTTGGTTTATGTTGTCCGAGAGTTACTCTTGCAAAGTTCTCAAGCCTTGGTTTGAAAAAAACTGCGAAGGTGTCGATCCATGTGTATTTAGGCCTGCACAAATTCTTTATACATCAAACCCACGTTTTGTCAATACAAGAGATCCTTTAAAAGATGATAGAATATTTTTAAAAGAAAAGTCAAATAGCAAAGTTATATTACCAAAAAAAGAAATAATTAGTGCATATTTAAATTATGTTTAAAAAAAAGGATTATATATGAAAATTCAAATGAGTCGTCTAAGAAAAATTATTAGAGATACAATCAATGAGATATCAACACCGGGTGATGATCGATATGATGCATATGCTCCTGGAACTGCAAAGGGTGGACACTCAGGTGTCGGACGTGCTTATAGAAAGGCTACTTTCCCTGGTTTTGACGACGATATTCCTACAAACTATATTGACTTAGATGGCAATGTTCATTCTAGCAGAGACGATATGGATGATGCAAACTATCGAATTCGTAACAAAGGAAACAAAAACCAACAAGGATTAGGAGGACCAGGCGGTTCTTATGTTCAAGGTGTAGGCTGGGTCCCGGGAGACGCTCAAGATACTGGAGACATGGCTGATGAGCAAATGGCTAGTCAAAATGACGCAGCTTCTGAAGCTGATAAAGATGGTGGTAATAGAAATCCTAGAGATTTTATTATTGTAATTGACTCCCCAGTTACACGTGGTCGTGGAGGAAAAATCGAAGACCCACAGAGTAGAAGAAATTTTACAGTAAAAGAAGAGACAGGCGGAGGTACACTAGCAGGTGATCTTAAGAACAATTTCCAAAAACCTTCCTTTATGAACAAAAGAGCTAGAGAAACTGCTATGGATATAGCACGTATTTTAGAGGATCATGGAATTTTAAGTGGTGCTGATGTTGACGAAATTGGCGTACGTACTCCTTCTAATGGTATCGTTTACGGAATTGAAGATTATTTTGCTGCTTATAAGAACAGATTTGTTACAGAATGCAAAAAAAGAATTCGACTCGAAAAAGCTAGAAGAAAAAACATTCTATAAGGAATTAAATTATGCTTTCAAAAAGACAGCATGCACTTCTTGTTAAAGGAATTGAGCAGTTAGCATTAGAAAATGTAATGTATCATGTCGAAAAAGACAGACATGTTTTTGATTATAGTGCTGCAATTGTCAACTATCACAAAGCTTTAATAGAAAACAAAACTCACCAAACAAAAGATTATGACCATTTCATATATAGCTTTGACTCATTACTCGCTGAAAATATTGACTTGGACTTGTTTAAATATTCTGACATTAAAGCGATTAATATAATGAAAACAATTGGTGAAAGTATTTGCAATCGTACTGTTAACGGATACGTCTACAAACCAAATCACTTATACGAAGACAATGGCCATTTAAAAATTGATTGGACAAAATTTGATTTAGAAAGTCACATAAAGTTTTTAAAAGAAAGCATTAGTCATGAAGCAATCCAGCTTTGCGACTACAAGCTAATGAATACAGGTTTTTGGGACGGATCACATCATGTAATTAAAGAGTCAAAGACAAATAGCCGCAATAAACTTTTAAATGAAGGTGCATCTTTAGGCTGTGATAAAAAAGACTTAAATTATGCTGCCAGAGTATTTGAAAACGTAAAAGAAGAAGTTAATGAAGTGTTAACATCAAACGGGTTTATTGTTGAAAACATATATTCAGCTGGATCTTTAAGAAGAAAGAAAAGTGTTGTTGGCGACTTAGACTTGTTAGTTAATGTCGTCGGTCATGAAAAAACAGGCAGAATTAACAAACACCCGTTAGATGAAAAAAGGTTTATGCAACAATATAACTTTTTATTTGCAAATACATTAAAAAGAAATGTTGAGACAGAAAAAATACGATCATTTAAAAATATAGTTCAGTTTGTAAAAGAAGGTATGCAATGTGATGTATTTATGTGCAGTCCGACTTCTATACCTACAAGAAGATGTTATTGGACTGGTAGTGCTGCACATAATGTAAAGATGTTATATGAAGGATTTAAAAAAGATATTATTTATTCTTTTGATTATCTTTATGACAAAAATAGACAAAAGTTTTTAATGCCTAAAAATGAAAAACAAATATTTTCTGTTTTAGGTGTTGACTATATAGAACCAGAGTTTAGAAAATAATTTATATATTTTTCTTTTTCTTTTCTGCTTAGTTTTTTAAATTTAGCTTCTTTTTTTGATGCATCACTTCTATTTAAGCAAGTCTCTGTGTAAATATACTTACAAGGCCTTCTGCATCTTGTGTATTTTGCACCGCCTTTTAACTCTCCGTTATGCTGTTTTAATCTTCTTTCAAGATTTGTAGTTATACCACAATAAAAAGAGTTATCAAAACAGAGAACAACGTACATATACCAATTGTTAATCATGTCCTCCTACGTTTCCTTCTCGCTAAAGAAAGGGTGAAAATCTAGCAAGTCAAATGGCATTACTACACTTCTCAAACACTGACACCCTTGTTCTTCGTTTTATGTTTAAGATGCATAGATAGGACCGACACAATTATATCTATAATATACTCGATATAATATCTATAATACTTAAGTCATAATTGTTATTTTTAACATTTATACCTGCATCTTTTAACGTATGAAAAACATTAAAAGCAAAGTCTCTTCTGTTTTTAAATTGATCTAGCTTTTTAGAGTTTAGGACTCGTGTTATTAATCTTTTTTCACTCTCAGACTCAGCTTTACAAAAATCAAAAAGAGTGTTAATAGTACTTGACTTACTAAAACCATTATTAACATCTCCAAATAAGTTTGAAGGTAAATGACGAAGTATCAAAAAAGGATCATCATTGCTGTCTATTTGACATATACACTTTTCACCTTTGTGTAGAGAAATTGTATTGTTATACATTTCTAAAGAAAAAAGGCCGTCATCACTATTAGGTGAAGCTATTTTCCATGTATTTTGATCTAAAGGGTCTTGTGTTATTTTATAGCCTAAATGGTTTATTTGTTTTACAATATCTTCTATCATAATTAACTCTTCTTGACTTTGTAATACTTCTCTTTTGATATTATAGGGCTAAAGAAAGCTAATCGATTACCTTCAGGATCAATTACATGAAAAGAAGCGTCTCCCCAAGGATTTTCAACTAAGTCACCAAGTTGAATATTTTTTCTGCTTAGTTTTTCATATAACTTTTTAACATCTCTTACTCTGACTGAAAGTGAAAC